GGAAACCGCGACGCCTGCATGGTCTGCGGAAGGATTGTGAAGAGCAAGGACATGGATGGCCACCAATGCCAGCCTAACATTGCTCCCCTGCCGGGCGAAAGCGCAGCAGCAATGGCGGACAGACTGGACCCACGAATGGTTCCAGCGCTGGATGTCGCAAATCACAACAATCCTGACCAGCCCTCGGATGAGGACGGAAGCGACGATGACTCTGAGACCGACCCCGAACCCGAAGGGAGCGAGTCGGAAGAGTCAGAGTCGGACGCGGAATCTGAACTCGACGAAGAGCAAGAAGAACGGAAATTTCGGGATGAGATGGTGAGTAGGATGTACGAGTTGGCCACAGCGAGACTGGCCAGGCCCGGACCCATCACCACCGCTGACGAGAAAGTGATCAAAGGGGCTATGGCCAACATACCACGCTTTCGACAGAGCTATGAGCACGCACCAATGCTCAATGTTTCGTCGATGGTGTGTGACGTGTACCGCCGAGCCTACGTTGACAGCGGGAGGGGGAAGACCAGCAACGCACTGGCCAACCTCCAACTGGAGTACTATCGAGTCGCATACCGACAGATCCTGGGCATGGACATCCAATGGGGAGGACAGCTGCTAAGCGAGACGCCCGTCGACCACAGACGGAGAATCGAAGCACTGGAGCCCTACGCGAGCACAAATGACGTGAAGCTATACTACTGGGCCAAGTCCCTGTGGGTGTGGCGAACTGGCGCATTGGCAGTGGTGGAGGAACTGGGAAAGCGAATGCTGGGCGGCTACTTTGGAAGGCTGCTCGACGACAAATTCGGATCCCACAACCTCCCCATCCAACCTGCGCCAGCCGAAGAAGAGCCGGAGCCCGACAGCACCGGACTAGTTGACGAGGCCCTCTCTGGGTTCTCTAAGGCTATCACCTTCCTCACGCGCAACGCTAGCAAAAGGGCCTGTCTCACCCGCAAGGGGACAGCCCACTGGATAACCCCGCCGATCGAGCTCCGGCCAGAAGACCGAAAACTCAAACATTCTCGTCACATTGGATTGGTGATGGCCTCCGCTTGTCTCAGCGGGGTCGAGACCCTCTTCTCTGGAAGGCCAAGTGTTAGCCAGTTCCTCGTGCGTTTCGCAGCACACACGGGAATGGCAGTCACCACCCCCAAACGGGCGGTGGCAACGCACTTCGCCTGGAACATCGCAGTGCCACGCCCTCTGAGACTCAATCTGGCTGACGTGCTTTCTGATTTCAGAATCCATCGTCAGTCCAGTGAGAGGACCCAGTCGTTGTGCACACTCGACTACCCGACGAAAATGCCTCCCCAACAGGACGGTTTCAAAATTATGCACGGCCCCCAGAGCTGCGTACCATCATTCGGGACGCACTCACGGCTGGGCGTAATTGGCTACCCTGTGCGCGTGTTCCGAAACTGCACGTGCAACGAGCGCGTCTCGCTGGCCGGGAGAGTTGGAAAGAAACTCCCCCAACACTCGGACAAGGCCGAAGAACTGAGGATACTGAACAACTGGCGCTCAGACGCCATGAAGACAGCATCCGACAGTGTGATCGGCATGGTCCTCGAGCACGCAGGGAAAGTCCGGCGCCCATACCCATTCTGGGACTGGGTGGAGGACTACCCTGCCGCCAAGCGGGACATCTTCAAGCGCATCAAGCTTGAGGGTAGCCACACGAACTATGACCTACGGGCCAAATCCTTCATCAAGGTTGAGAACAAAGCCTATCCTGACGAGGTCATCAAAGACCCTCGCATGATTCAGGGCTGTCCTCCCGAGCTGACAGTGATCGTTGGACCGTATGTCAAGAAAGCCGCAAAGAGACTGCGTGATGGCCTGAGGCCACAACCAGTCGAGCAACCATGCCGAACTCCTACCAAGTACGAGGACCTGCGAGGGAAGATTGTCTACACCTGTGGACTTTCGAACGAGCAGATCGGACACGAGTTTGCACGCTCCATCGCCACAGTCACATCACGACTGGAAAAAGGCGACAGAGTCGTCATCCTCGAGGACGACCAATCCCGCTACGACTTGCATCTAACCCGTGGGGCCTTCGAAAGGCTCGACTACTGCTACAGCAGGCTGATGGCCCGAAAGGCCGCCAGCCTGCTAAAACGCAGGGGCAAGTCAAGAGGAGTCACACGACACAAGACGAAGTACGAAATCCCCTACACGATGCAATCCGGGTGGCCGGACACAGCATACGGGGACACACTGGGCAATGCAATCCTGAAGACCGGATTGTATGAACCCCACGGAAGCAACTGGATCGCCATCATCTGTGGTGACGACTCTGTGACAATCACTACACAGCACCAAATCGATCGTATGGGCGGCGGAGACAAAATCGTCGCCTATTACGCAGATTATGGACTTGAAGTGACATGCGCCATTCGCACAGACCCGCTCGACGCGGAATTCTGTTCCGGACGCTTCCATCCGTGTGGAGACTCCTACGTCTTGATGCCCAAAATCGGCAAGCTGCTCGCCCGCCTTGGAACTGACCGAACAAACAGAACCAAGGCAAACTCGGACGCCTGGCTCCGAGGAATTGCCCAAACCTTCAAGACCTTCGGACAGGTCGATCCGCTCTGCATG